CATATTCAGCAGCGAATTTATCTAAGTATTCACCTGTAGGGTTATAATACAAGTCAATCATTTGTTGTACGGTTTGATATAACTCATAAAACGCTTTAGAATCCGCAGCATTAATCGCACGAATAAAACTGGTGCGTAAATATGGGTCTAACTCGTTTAATTCATTAATAATGTCTGTGTTTATTCTCTCGAATATTTGTTGCGAACTTGGTATTGATAAACTCATGTATTCACCTATGCTATTGTTGTTTTAGACCATAAATCATAGGACTTGTTAAAGGTAGTCCCATCGCTCTGTTTTATTGTAATCGATAACACTATATTGTCATTCTTTAATATACCAGATACTATAACAGTTTGAGCGATACCGTCATCAACTAGCCATTGCAAACATTCTGACGCATACGATTCAGCTAATGATACTGTCTCTTGGTTAGCTCTTTTTTGAGATAACAACCATAGTTTTGACCCTATTTGAAAATCGTTCTCATTGTTTAATTCATCAATGATATTCCCTCGCCTATTTTGTGGGGTAGCAACCTCTGAGGCTTCTGCGCGTTGGTCAATATTCAAGCTGTTAATAATGGCAGTATCAAGCCCCTGTGTCTTTTTGAAGTCCCCACTAGAAAATGAGATGTCGTAAATACCATCGCTATTTTTGGTCAAATAGATATCATTCACTTTTACTAGATTCCTTGCTTGTATCCACATGCTCAATTTTTAATCGTAAATAATCTTTATTTTTAACTTTCTTGCCCCACACTGTGCTAGATTGCTGCTCAGCCATTGCGTTAAGTGCATAGTTTGCATTTACTCTTTGTTGATTCATTTTATCGCTAACCCCTGATTTATTTAACCAAGCCTTGTTTTGATTTGCGACAGAATTCCCAAACGATATATTATCCATATATCAATTATACATTATTGAGGGGGGTTTGAACTACCTGGTGCGCTAGGCACAAAATGCGTATGCGTATCTAAGTCAATTCCACCAGTAGTTGAAACGGTGCCACCAGTAACACTGCCCCCAGTTATGTCACCGCTAACTGTTAGCCCCCCAGATACTGTAACATCGCCTGTTATAGTCGTTCCTCCATTAACATTAATGGCTGGGGCTGTAATATCAACTGAACCGCTAGAAACAACCTCTATTTTTTGTTCAGCATTGAATTTAACAAAATCGCCAGTAACAAAATTACCAACAACAACCTCACCCCCTTTTAAATTTTTAAATCTATCCTTGCCAGATGCTGTAAATGCTATTTTTTGATCTGTTGTACCCATATTTACCACGACAGCTAAATTGTCAGCAGGGGCATTAGCGCAAAATCCATAGGGGTATATAGTAACAATATCTTTAGATTGCTCATGATATGTGTATTGAGAAATAGGCAAATCCCCAGAATTATCCCCAATATTAGAAACATAACCAAATTTGAACATTGCTCTAATTTTATTTAAAACGCTCATTCATTACCCCCTACTTGAACTCGTTTAATATCCTCTAATAAATTATTTACTGTTAATTCACCAAAATCAGGTGAAAGTGGCTTTGGAATATAAGAATCTTCTTTTACAAGCGTTAATTGAGTGATACTTCCATTGTCTACGTTGTATGAAAATGAAACATCACGAATCAACAATTTTTCATCCACATCCAATCGTTCATCTGTTACATGTACTAATGAATTTGGAGACCAAACTTTTGTTTTATCAACTAAAAATCCTTGCACACTACAAGTATACCCAAAACTCCGTGACTTACGAATTGACGCTTCCCACTCAGCCCTTTTTTTTGCCAACTCAGCGTTGCCAAGCGATTCATCTACAATTACTAATATTCGGCTTTTTCTAATGTCTTGGTCAAAAATAACCCCCTCATTTACAGGTAAAATCTCATTCCCTAAAGATGACCCTTTAAAAAGTTGGGACAAGATGTCCTCTTGACACTGAACTATATATTTATTATACCTATTTGAACTTGCCTGAGTTTTTGATGCTTGCAACACGTTATTTTGTCCCGATTGAAACTGATTTGCAATATGAAGTATTTTATCTGAATACTCCTCGGCTTCAACACCGCCTCTTGTAATAACCAAATCCCCTTGTCCATTTGTTGTTGCTAACACTTGCCTTTTTGCACAATATTTATCTACAACCTCAAATAACCCTGTCCCTTTTTCAACTTCAATCTGATCTGTTTTTTCAAAAATATCAGGTCGGACTAAATCAATAACATTAATGTTACTAATTCCATTTTCACTTAGTAGTTTTGTCAACAATACCTTTAACGTCATTGCTCCATTAATTACTAAAGGCTTATACACAGTCCCATCTACTATATCTGCTGTTCTGTCACGCCCAGATATAGTTACAGTGTGTCCATTATTACTATATTCAGACGATATAGATTCAACATACCCATCTAAAATTGATACCTCATGAAACAAAATAACCACATCATCACCTAAAGAAATTTGAAAATCTTCTAGCTTTTCAACGGTTCCAGTAACCGTAAATTCATTAGCAATGGTTTCTAATGATCGAGTAACACTTACAGATAAAAAGTTTGAATATGCGACCCCATCCACCTCAACCACAATATCTTTACCAAAAACCTTATCTATAAAGTTTCCGGCCTTAGTCTTAAACCCCATTAAATAGCCTCTGTAATTGTTTGACTGCCCTCAACAAACCCAGTATTTGAAATGTCGTTTAAATCAATTATTTCAGTGTTTTTAGACGAATCTGCATATAAAGAATATGCCAATACACTACTTGGAATTAAACCAGTTGTGTATGTAGTCAAATCTCTTAATTCTAGAGTTGAAAAAAACCGCATAACCGCCGTCTTTATTGCCAACATAGCTATCCTTGAGTTAGAATCAATAAGAGAATTGTCTAAAACAACAGAATACTCATTATCTAATTGATTAATCACTTTATCCAATTCAACTTTATTCAAGTAAGTAATATTAACCGCATTGTCATAGGCATACGATAAATTAATGCCTTGAATAATTAAGTTTATGGAGTTTAATAATTCAGAATCAGTTTTGCTAGACTGAATATTTGTAATATTGTTTCCAAAACTAAATAACTCTACGTTTAATAAATATTTACTTTTTGAATCTTTGCCAATCTTATTATAGGTTTCAAATAGCCCAGCTAATAAACTAGATATCTCATTATTAACTACAATAGAGAACATGCTGTCACTCATGCTATTTGCAACGGCATTAAAATCGCTATTATTTTCATTTTCAATTTTAACAATAGCCCTTCGCATAGTATCAATCAATAAATTGACCCTATCGGCCAATAAACGTGTTGTATTGTTTTTTAAAATCCCTTTTAATGCCATGCTAAAAACCGAACCTTCCTAATTTAGATTTGCCAAATGCTGATATTTTATCAACCCCTGCAGCTCGTAATGCGCTTATAGCTGATGTGGTCAATGTGGATAGTGAAGGCAAAAATAACCCAAACTCAATAATAAATGTAATTGAGTAATCATAAAGTCCATATCTATCAATAGAATCGTTTTTGGTATATGTAGTAACCTTAGCTGTAAAATTTCCGTATTTTGGATGAGATAAGATACCTGACCCACTTGCGTTTAATGCAGCGTCCAAAACATCCCTATTGTCATCATCAATTTGCGCTGAAATAGTAAACTGCTTAGGCATTTTCCCCATTTGCTCAATCTTAAAATTATTAGACCCTGGGTATAAATGCTGGACTGTTTTAAACCCTCTTTGCTCTGCGCTTCCACGATAATAAAAGGGTACGCCACGCCACGATGCTTGTTTAGGGTTAGCCATTATGGGTTGACCCCAACTGTTTGCATAATACGACCACGGTTAGCAGACGACCCAAAAAAACTATCCAATACAGTAGTACCTTTTTCAGCAGCAACTGTTATATTTCCATTTAATTCAACTGATTGGGATTTTGGGCTAAGAACTCGAAATGCTCCCCCACCAGTCATGCCTCCAAGAAACGCATCTGTATACTTATCTTTTGTCTCTTTAATTAAGGCATCTATAGAAAAGAAATCGCTAATAGCTTGCCTAATTGAGTTTGCTATCATTTTTGAAATCTCATCCATAAATATTTTAATATAAGGTCTTACATACTCAAAAGCATCAATAATATAATCTTTAAATAAACTTTTAAGAAGCTTAAAATCCCCAGCCGTTTTCTCTATTTGTTTTGAAAGCGCAACAAAACCGGCAGTTAATTTATCAACAAAAAATTTAATTTTATCATCAAAAGTGTCAAAAATGGAAATAGCAGTAAGCTTTAATGCACCGAAAAGCTTTCTTAACTTATTAGCAAGCGATGCTTGTTGAATCTCATACTCTCTAGCCAACGCTTTGTTTAAATCAAACTCTTTATTAGACTCAGCCATTGATTTTTTTACTAAATCAATCTTTTTTGCTAAGGTAGTCATAACAACTTTATCCCTAATCCCTTCTAAGCCTAAGTAATTTAACGCTCGTGTTAAATTAACCCCTTTTTTCTCCATGTCATCTATTGAAGCCCCTAATTGTACTAACGCCCCTACAGCATCGGCTTCAAATGCACTTTTTAATTCATCTCTAGTCTTACCTGAAATTGCTGACATAATAACCAAGGCATCCCCACCAGAATAAACAGCTTCATTCATAACACCTAAAACACGAGAAACGGCACCAGATGCAAGCTCACTTTGTAATCCAACACTTTTAAATGCAGCAGCAAGCCCCATAGCGTCTTGACCACTCATGTTAAACGCTTGCGATCTTGATGCCATATCCATAGCAAACCTTAATATCTCTCGCTCTGTGGCTGCGCTTGTGTTACCTAAATGTGTTAAGGCAGATGCATATCTATCAATATCATTAATATTCCCACCAACAACATTGACTAGCCTAGCCATCTGGGATGCCCCCTCCTCACCATAAACATCCGTAGCTGATTGCAGCATTCCCATTGTTTTTGCGAACTTTAATATATTCCCCTCACCACGAACACCTAATTGTGCAGCAGATGCCCCCACTAATGCCAACTGCTCCGCCGTGTTTGGCATATCTTCGGATAAAAGTTTAAACTTCCTGCCCATGCTATCTAAAGATGGGCCTACCTCAATATTAGCTGTTTTAGCAATTTTAAACATTGCTGTTTCAAAATCCGCAAATGTTTTAGTTATAAAATAGCCAGCTGCAAAGGCAGCATACTTATTCCCACCAGCTAAAGAAAATAGCCCTTGCTGTGTGTTTTTTAATTTTGATAATTTGCCATTTAACAAATGAACCCGAGTCGCAGCGGTTGAAACGCTTTTAGAAAACCTGCCCATACTTGCGCTAAATTTATCTTTAATCTCTAGTAAATAACTAACTGATTTCATCGCTTCCTTGACTGCCTTTCCATTTCTCGATTTTCTTTTTCTACACTAATATTTATCCTTCTATTATACAACAACAACTCACCCATATTCATATCCATTAACTCAGAATAACTAAAATTGTTTTTCATCATATAAATAATAACGTCTTCAAGCGTTATATTATGAAATATAGATTCAAAATTTGTAAATAAAAATAACGGTTTATTATCTAAAAGCCCAGCGACAAAAAATGGTCAGCATACCCCCCAGCCAACGCTTTTAAATCAGGAAGATCCAAGCCATTATCAAAATGAGTCTTTTTCATTTGAACACCATTAATAGTTATCGTTGGTTTATCTTCTGTCCCAGAAAGAAATATTTGCTCTAAGTTATACATAATAGAACCAACTATATCCGCATCTGCAAACTTAATAATTAAGCTGCCCATGCCAACCTTATCATCCTTTTTATCACCTTCAGCGCCTTCTCCATCGTCATCGCCTTGCTTTTTCTTTTTCTTTTTCTTTCCTAGGGCATCTGCTTTTGGCAAAACACTTAAAAAAGCGTTATTTAAATCTGCTTCCAACTTTAACACTTTATACTTATCTCGTGGTCGTGGGGCATAAACAATAACATCCGATGCATCTACATACTCACCATCTTTAGATATTTTTATTGGGGTTTTTAAAGTGTATTCAAAAAATTCTTTCATTGTTTATCCTCCATGCACACACAAATCAATTTATCTGCATTCAAATCTGGGGTCAAAACATCAATCCTTGGATTTTCCCAATGCACCAACTCACCATCAAGTACAAACTCAACAGGGAATCTATCTTTTAATCCATCCAGCCATGCTATATTCCAATAATTTGAACGCATATTAAAAACAATCGACCCATCCGGCCATTTCATACATGAAATACCCTCAAAAGTCTTTCCGCTTATCTCTAAACGACATTCTGACGGGGCTGGGGATTGGTCAATACTTATCGATTGCATACTAGATTTAAGTATAGCATAATAATTAGTATAATATCAATAATAGTATTAGATAATTTAAATGCTGTTGAATCTAGTATGCGCTGTAATGCTCGCATTAAGCTGTAACCGCTTGCGAACCTTCAAACTCTACAGATATAACCCCGTCAGATGAAACATTGATTTCAGGATCAACGTACATGCACATTTTTTGAAAGACTTTGGTGACCCCAGTGGACGCAACATATTTAATCACGTTGCCAAGGCCATTAGACTTCCAACCACGAACCAATGCTTCATTCTCAACAGTTGATAATAAATCAAAAGAAACCATACTTTTAGCTGTTGTATAATCCACTGCTTCAATTACGTCCACAGAGGTTCCGGCTACTTGTGGGGTGATAACCTTATCCCCAGAGCCATCCTTCATACGCAAACTATTCCCTTGAATAGCCACTGATTGGTCATTGATAAATAATTGTCCACCGACTAATGATGTTGCCATATCTTACTCCTATATATTAAACACTGCTTGTAATACTAAATCAAGTCTTCGCAGCTGAGCAACAAGCGGTACTTTAGCCGTGCTAGTAGCCTTTCCGTTTAACAAGTCTAGGCTAATTGTTAGGTTATCCACAAAGTATTTAACATTGTCTTCACCCGCTCGGTACAACAAGTACCCTTCACCAGATAAAATATTGTACAATTCTACCAGCTTACCCCGAATTGCGTTTTCATTTACCATGTTATACCCAGTAACTAACGAACCGTCAGTCAATCGGCTTTGACTGTAAGCTGATTTCAAATTGTTAAAAATAAACTCAGCACCAGCAGATGTCACATCCACGTTGTTTAAGAATTGGTATGTTTTATCTACATTGCCAGCAGCGTCAGTTTTGTAGGTTGTATAGACTTGCCCCAAAACAACACCATTGCCAGCGATGTTATTCCCAACAACAAACCCACCAGCAACATTAATTTCAGATTGCTCAGACTTAGCCCACCCTTTACCAGTATCAAGAACTGGCAATGTTAAAGGCGTGTTCATGTAAGGCAGCGATGCTGTGTGAGTGCCACCTCTTGCGTCTAAATTTGAAGCAATAACAAACTGTGCTATATTCGCACCATCTGTAAGCCTTAACGCCCTAAGAGCCCCAATTTGAGCAGCAATAACATCATCTAATTCAAATATAGATGAACCCTTATACAAAGTATCATTTACAATACCCTGAGCATTGACAATTAATGACTGTGAATTTCTAGCATTCAAAAATGTTTTTAGGTTCGCCAATGTATCTGTTTTAGATATTACACAAACACCATCAAGGATTGCATTGTCTTCATTCCAACGTGGGTCTAGCAATGAAGTTGTGCTTGTATGAGAATCCGCAACAACTGTTACATCGTAGTTTCCAGGGAAAATAATAGTTTGGTATCGTGTTTCACCAATTACATCAAACAATCCAGTCAATACTGGGTCAGTCGCACCGCCTGTCATAGCCGTGACGCTTGGCGTAACCCCACCAACAATCCCTTTTACCTCTAAACCAATCCCATTACCGTATGTACCAGCATTGTTGGCTGTTAGCGTTACAGTCCCAGTTGTGTTAGATGCTGAAATAATTTTGTGTGCGTCAGCGTTAATCAAAGCGACTAATGCATCCCCAATTTGTGTTGCAGTGTCGCCAGATGCAATAGATACGCTGTATTTATGGTTAATTCTCGAACCGATAGAAACAACCAAAACCCCAGACTCTGTGGCAGTACCAGAAAAGGCAACAGAACCAGTAGCCTGAACACCTGACCCATTATCATCTAGCGCAATGGCATCTAATCGAGTAACTTGGTTTACTGACTTAAACGCCTTAACCATTTCAGCAATTTGAGAACCTTTGCCAAAATTACCAATTTCAACATTAGCGTTGCCAATATTTTCAACTAAAGAACCGCTTGTATAAACTGATCCTGTTTGCTGGCCAACAATCAACACCTTTTGTGGTGCATTGCTAATTGACTGCTCGGCTGGTGCCTTAGTTATGTTAATAATAGGGTTACTGACTGTCATTTAATACCTCACTTTTTTCATCTTTTGCAATTTTTTTACGAACAACTTTTTTTTCTTCAATTATTTCTACACAATTATCAAATTGAGAATCTTTTAATCTTTTTCGCCAGTAGCTATTAACTGGTACACCATCTACCGCCTCAACCTCTACAATATCGCCTGCTTCATATAATGCTAGATTTCTGTTTAATTTTAATTTCATACAATCGATTATATCACAACAAATTAAAATTATTATCTTTTACATTTTCGGAATTATCATTTTGAAATGTATTCTCAAAACTTCTAAATGCCACAGTTTCAGTATTTGTGTATATATCCCCAGAATTATACATAAACTGGCTTGTATCCTGCACATAGTTTGCTGTTTGTGTACTTAATATCGTTTCAGTTGTTTCAAAGTTGTATGAATAAACAAGGTATGCGTCATTATAGCTAATTACGCCGTGACCTAACGGAACCATTAACGTGTTGCTTGTATTCGCAAAAAACGTGCTTGGTCTGTACCCTGCTACAGTTTTATACAATGAAGGCAAAACATTAAAAGCCAAATCTATTGCTTTACTGCCTGTCAACTCATTGACTGTTGGTATAAATAGGTAAAACGAAAAATTGTTAATAAGTTTTAAATAGAATTGCTCTGTTGACGTTGTTTCACTATTAGCATCATTCTGCGTATTTCGGTCTGCGGATGCGTCTGAACCTTCTGGGACTATAAATAAAAAAGGGGTGTTAATTTGCTTATCTGTATATAGCTTTATAGCACGATCAAGCGTTGCCACTGACGATATTTGCAAACCTGTCACAAGTTTCATATCAGAACCAGATCCAGCCGTTAATCGGTCATTATTAAGTACGAACTGAAATTTATTTGCATCTAAAACTGTGCTAACCTTGTGCCAACCATTAAAACCAACAGAATGAAAGGTGTGTAGCGTTCCTGTCGATTGTGCTGGCGTTCCTGTGACATTAAATGTAAATGTAGTTGAACTTGGGACACTTGTTATTTTCTTATCACCATTGTACGCACCCTCAGTTGACGATATATTAACTTTGTTTATGTATGGGTATGACAAGTCATGATCTGTAGCGCAAGTGGCTGTAGCAACACCATTTACGGTTGTTATATCTGTTATTTGAATATCTGTTTTTATTCCAGATAGCAAAAAATTGTCGCCAACTGATAATCCGTGCTGTATACACGAAACCGTAACGTCATTGCCAGACTTTGTTAAATCTGTTATTGGCTTGGATACGCTGAGATTGCTGTTGTATAAAGGCAGTATGCTTTGTACATGAGTGACTAATTCACTTAGGTTCATGCCTATATAATACTACATTGTAACATCGTTATGATATGTATTTCAAATCCTTACCAGAAACAATATCCAAAATAATAGATTCGTGATACTCTATTGCCTTTTCTAGTCCATAGTTTGGGCAATCTATGAGTTTGTGTAGCTCTCCAGCATAATCCCCTTAGAAGAACATTGGACATTTGTTGAAAAAGTGGGGTAATAACCATAAAATCCCCTATGACAGTCATCATCATCTTCAATGAAATCAGCGCCACATAGATCAGTAAATATAGTGCAATCTTTGTCTTTTACTGAAAATTCAGAATGCATCACAACAACCCCATCCCCGTACTTATCTTTCAAACGGTTGTATAACTCAGAATTAGGATATTCAACACAAACCTTCCTGTCCTTTATATAAAAAAAGCTAATATCATCCCATTTTTTTTCAAGCCAAAACTCCCACTCTTTATAAGTATCACGATCACATTCTACCAAATTATTATCTTTATCAATATAGAAATAAGCATACATAATTAACTCCTTGTGTTAAGCAATCAAAAATTACTTGCTCTATAGCCATCGGGCGATAGATATATATATCTCACTGATGAACTTTGTACATAAACTTTAGAACGGTCGTACTCATGAACAAACGCTTCGTCAAACGCCCAAACCCTCGTATAGCCTCTTGCCCAAACACTCGCCTTGCCACACGCAATAACTTCAACCTTTCCGGACGCCTCAACCCTTGCATTTTGGAATGCCTAAACCCTTGCATCTTGGAACGCCCAAACAAACGAATGGTTGTACGCCCAAACCGTTGCATTGTTGTATGCATAAACACGTGCCTCTCCGTACACTTTAACTTTTGACACGCCAAAAACATACCAACAGCCATCACGGATAATAGCATAGCCGTATTCATCGACTTCTAAATCAGTTACTGGTCGTGTTTTTTCCTTGTCGTAATATATTTCTTGTTTAGTCATTTTTATTATTCTTTTCCACAACTCATGAATCAACTCCTATTTTAAATAATCAAACTATATCTATTATATATTGTTAATAATAATTAGTCAAACATATAATAATTGCAATTACCAGACCGTTTCCCTTTTTTAAAAAATACACTAAATACTAAATAGACTAAAGACAAAATTGCCAAAACACCATAAAAATTAATCAAAATAGAAAGCATTAGGGCAAAAAATATACCGGCAAGCCTTGTGCAGCCAAAAAGCAATATTAAAAACAAAAACAGGGAAAATAAAACATGCTTATTAAACACCAAACATCCTATCAATTTCTTGTTCAATATATCGTTCAATTTTACCGACATTACTTTCTATTGCCAGCCACATTGCCGGACGATTTAAAGATTTTGGGTCTTCCAAATACTGGACATAATCAACGCTGTTTTCAAAATATAGTCGGCTCTGGCTTTGAACCCTAAACGACAATCCCCTTCGTGCTGTACCGCTTCTATTCGCCCATGATTCACCGTCTTGACTAGCTTTAATCCTTCGCCCTTTGTACCTATATACTCGCCCAGATTTCTTTTTTAAAATCGCATCACTCGCACTTTTACGTAATAATTTCCCTGACAAATACAAAGCGTTACGCATTGCACGTCTGGTTTTTTTTGGCATTTGCTTAATTTCAAACACCACCCTTCTGCTTTTTCGATCTAGTTTGATACTAGCCATCGTTAGCCAGTAACTCTGAACTCCCCTGCTTGATTAAATATAAACGCAAGAACTTTTTTTCCTCGTTAATATTTTCTATCCTGTCCACTTTATAACGAACCCCATCATACAACAGCCATTCTTGATCCGTAACTGTAACAACGCTTGTATATCGTGTAGTAAATATATGCGTGATAGATTCTGACACCCCAGCACCGCCAAATGACCGATAGCCTTTCTCATCCGTTTCAAACTTGCCCCATAAAACACTTAGATCAATAAACTGCTCAGTTAAATCTGTCACCCCAAAATGAGAACCAACCATTGCCCGTGTTTGCACAGTAGCTTTTTGATTCAAGTTCTTAACTGGGATGCTAGATTTACAATTCATAAGATATATCAGTTACTTTGTATCGATCATAAATATCATTAACCACATCAGGGCAACCGCATATTCCACGGTTATCATACCAATGATGAACGGTTTGCAACAACGCCATAGTAATATCTGCAGGAACATCCGATACGTTATCTCCATAGCCAGATTTAAACGTGATTTTAACCCCCTTTACATCATCATCTACAGTAGGTGTTTCAATTTGCTCAATAATGCCATAAATACCCCCTTCT